TGCGGATACGTTGCGTGAAGTGTGTGTGCGAATGGCGGAGTCGGGATACAAACGAGATATTCCTGGGTGGATTGAGAATGAGGTTCTTCCCAGTATGGATGCCTTGCGCTCCTACACGAATGAGACGTTCCGGAAATTCGGAGTGGCGAATCGGTGCGCCGTTCCGCAGATCTCGGATCATTGGCAGCTCCTTCCGGTTCGTGCACTTTATAAGGCTCCTCGTATTGCTGGGATTAATGAGCCTGCTAATGAGCCTGCTAATGAGCCTGCTACGAACACTGCAGTTTAATACCGATCGCCGTCAAAAACGCCGTCTGGACCCCGAAGAGGACGTGGAGAATTTCGCCGAGAACGAACCACACAGTAAATGAGATTACAAACGGTATTTTTGCCGACTTACTGGTGAGATAGGCGGCGATAACAGTGAGTACGATATCTATGATTGCATATCCGCCGACGCGCAGGGAATGGACGCCTTGGCCAGGGACGCCAAGCGCGTTTGCGAAAGGACATTTGGACGGGCCTGTGCTCATTTTTATTGCTAAGAGATAGTAAGAAAATAGGTTAACACAAATATGGGCTTCACTGTTAAGAATATTACATCAATGCCCGAATTTAAATTTGAATCTTATTTAATTATAAAGGGAGGAATATTATGCCTTCCAAAAGAGAAACAAGTAATTATATAGAACAGGCTAAATTAGTGCATCAAAATAGGTTTGATTATTCACTTATAAAGGAATTGCCTAAAAGGGATACAAAAGTACGTATAATATGTCCAACACACGGTGAGTTTGAACAGTCATTTCATAAACACCTATCAGGCGATGGATGTAAAAAGTGTGCAGCTGAAAGGTTAGGTAAAGAACGAATAGAACGTGCTAAAAACAAGTTTAAGTTTGAAGCGCAACTATTACATGGAAATAAATACGACTATAGTAAATCTATTTATGTTTCTGCAACAGATTTAACCACTATAACGTGCATACAACATGGAGATTTTGAACAGACCCCAAATAAGCACCTTAACGGTGGTGGATGTAAAAAGTGTGCTATAGAAAATATGCGGATAAGGATGTCAATACCCTGGGAAAAGTATAAATGTGATCTTGATGTGATTCATAGTAGTAAATATGACTATTCTAAGGTAATATGGAAAGGTTCAGATAATGAAATTACTGTAATATGTAATATACATGGTGACTTTATAATAAGAGCCCAATGCCATAAAAATGGTAGAGGGTGTCAAAAGTGTTCAAAAGAAAACAAAATACAATATAATAAACATAATACACAGATATTTATAGGAAACGCTATACAAAAATGGGGTAATAGATTTGATTATAGCAAAGTTGATTATAAAGATTCTAATAAAAAAGTTATTGTTATATGTAAAAAACATGGAGAAATTGAAATGTTTCCCCCTAACCATCTCAGTTATGGATGTGGTAAGTGTGGTAACGAATCAAATCAAAGAAACATTGATTTAAATGAAACATGTAAAAGAGAATTCATATTGAAAGCCAATGCTATTCATAAGAATACATATGAATATTTAAATGCTGTATATACAACTGTAATAACTAAAATAACGATTACATGTAAAATACACGGAGATTTTAGCATGTCCCCCAATAACCATCTTCGTGGCCAAGGATGTCCTGCGTGTGGTAGAGAACAGTCTAATCTTGCTAAATTGAAAGAGTTTGACGAATACGAGTCTGAATTTATAAAATTGTACGGGGATAAATACGATTACTCTTCAGTACTATGGGAGGGTGGTTCAAGATCAATAACTGTTGTTTGTAAAAGACACGGCGAGTTTCAGATATTGCCATATTTACATAAAATAGGTAAAGAATGTCAAAAATGTTCTAATCAACATTCTGGTATAAGTATGAGTTGGCTATTGTATATGGAAGTAAGATATTCTACTATAATACAACATGCACGAAATAACGGAGAATTTATTATTCCAGGGACAAGATATAAAGCAGATGGCTATGGAGAATCTATTAACACTATATTTGAATTTTATGGAGATTTCTGGCATGGAAACCCAAAACTGTACAACGAAACCGCCGTAAATCCACGCACTAATACAACTTACGGATCACTTTATGAAACCACAGTAACTAAGTCGAATATAATTAAGGAAAAGGGTTTTGAACTTATTGAAATATGGGAACATGATTGGAAAATGTTTATAAAGACAATTGTAATTCTACAATCTAGATGGAGATTACGTAGAGTAAAAAATATCATAGTATAATAGAATGCCTAAACAACGCAAGTTGCGTCTCAAAACAGTTCGTCGTTCTCATCGGCCGGAAAAGAAATGGGATGCAGTTTTTATAACAGAAACAGGTAAAGAGAAAGTTGTGCCATTTGGCGCAGCAGGAATGGTAGATTACACACTATTGAAACGGGATGCGAAGCATAAAAATGTAACCCGAAAAATGAGGTATATCAAGCGCCACTCTGGTATGGGAGAGAGCTGGAATAAACCCGATACTCCTGGTGCGCTTTCACGCTGGATTCTCTGGAATAAAAAGGGCTTTAGAGAATCCGTCGCAGACTTTAAGCGTCGTTTCCGTGTCTAGGACCAATCAATCATTATATATGATTTGATAGGGTCAAGAATAATATCACAGTCAATGAAGGTCTCTTTCAGTTTCTCAACAAGGCGATCAAGATACGGAGTCTTTTCCATATGACCAACAATGTTCCACCAAACAAACTTCATTTCATAAATGTTTGAAGAGATATACTTCTCAAAATCTTTGCAGAAACTCTCTAAAATGAGCGCAACCCTCTTTTGGATTTCCTCCTCCTCTTTGCGCTCCTTCTCATCTCGCTCCGCCTGTTCCTTTTTAAAACTGAACTCTTGAAGGCTCTCACGAGTAATAGGGAACTTCATCTTATGACATACCATAGATGCCACATGCCCTTCAATTTTATTCCTGGTCTAAAATCCCGACGCAACTAATAATAGAATGCCCCCCATCTGGCTCCCCATCGGCCAATACAGAACGATACCTCTAGATCCGAGACCTTTACCCCCTATAAATTTGAAGACGCCCGGTCCTTTGAGTCCGGTAGACCAAAATGCCCTCTATTCTAGACTTCACACGGCCCCACACAATTCTACAAAATCAGTGCCGCAAAAACCTCCGACTCATCCTGTGGGCTGGGGATGGAGAGCATGATGGCATCAGCGACGTTGAGCGCCTTCCGAATTACGACGTGTATGTATGTCTAGGATTCCAGGGATCACGGTTTGATAAAAACGTGGCGAGCCTGACCGACTCACAGACGATTTGTATATTGGATATTCATAATGAAGACCAAATGGCACGTTTCCACGCCGCATTTGCCGGTTCATTCGCCCACATTGACGCCGACTATATGGGAAATACGCCCGCGCTTCCGCTAACCTCTTACGCGAGGCTTCTTGGGCCCGAAGGTCATGCGTTTCACACGGAGGGCATCAACGGTCTTCGAATGCCCGAAGAGGATTTGTTGAATACGTTGGAGATATTTGCGCCGGTGCTCTCACCCGAACTCGCGGACCGGCGCAGATGGTCCTCTATCGTTCTAGAAATCGCGAAAGGGAGCGAAATCACTCCGGAGGAAGCGTGGGACTCGCCGGATTTGAAAAATCCCGTTTACGAGAGCATTGTGGATAGGCAAAATAGGTTCGTTCAGTGGCAGAGTGAGCGTAATGGGGCATGGCCTCGTTGCGCCGACTCTTTAGAGGAACAGTGGGGGTCCTTGGCAGATCGTGTATTGACCTGGGGCATCGTGAATGATTCGCATGTGATCGATGCCATTCAGCCCTATTTGATTACCTTCTCGGACTACCTTACGCAAAGAATACGGGACATCATGCTTGAGAAACAGATGGACCGCTACGATTATTTCGCCGAGTGTGAAAAAATGGTGGACGTCGTCGCAGGCATTCGTTTTAAACAGAAGGTTCTCAAGTGGCTGGTGCGGGAGGTTCCGACAGGTCTGACGGCCCATATTGGGTATTATACGGATGTACGCTTCCCGGACGGTCCTCTCACGTTTGGGTTGTATTACGTTGCAGCGGCAGCAGCGTCCTCCTCTTGAGGCATCACGAGCATCGGGAATATACGCACCATCGCGTTATTTATACGCTGGATCCAAGAGGCCGTATAGACGTAGTCATTTGGGATCGTACCCGGCTGGGGAATATTCCAGGCCACGATGACGGGTTCCACATTATTCGGAGCATTGAGCTCCGTCTGCGTTGCATCGGCGAGGCGAATGACGTAGTCGTCTTTGACGTCAGGCAGGCAGCGCCTATAGGCGGTTATGAAATTCCGGTAGCACTCGGCAACGACGGTTCCTTCGCTCGTCATGTGGATAAAACGGTACATGTTTCGTGATATGGAGAGGGGATGAGGGGCATCAATTTTTATTGGCGTATAGTAGGGATGAACCGTTTATCTGAAAGAACTCAATTAACAGACTGTATAGAAGAAAAATTAAGAAATTTTCTTGGATATAGCATGCGATCTAGTTATCCGGAAATAGAGTACCTATATAATGCTGCATATGAATCCGCTGAAGGTCAATGTAGGATGGAACTTGAGCTTGGGCCGCGTAATCCAAGCGCCATCCATAAGAAGAGATCACGGCTTAACCCACAGGAAGGGCGCGAAATGAATAACTATATGGCTAGACGTACAGCTGCGCAACTAGAGGGATATGGAAATACATACAACAGTGGGGGAATAGATCCTACTTTACCCCCGCCTGGCGCAAAAAGACCCATGAAAGGACCTAAAAAACCTCGATACAATGGCGCTCCCCTACCCGCTTTCTCCCTTTTAGACGGAGGCCGCCGCCGCCGCACACGACGCCGCCGCACCACCAAGAAGCGGACGCGCAAGCAACGGCGTAGAGGTTAAGCGCTCCCCTTCACATTCTGCACCCCACCTGACCGATGCGTCGCCGTATCATATGCCCCTCTCGATCCACTCGCCACGTCAGCCGTGGGTTGCATCGCAGCCAGACCCAAGCAGTCCATACCCCACTGCGTAATCCGCTTGATCTTCGCCTCCGAGAGCGCCCCCGTATACATCCGGAAATCAAATACGGATCCACTAAACATCTCATCGCGCAATTCGTAGCCACTCGAATTATCCGCCCAATTCGACTTCCCGATGTAATTCTTCTGTGTCACGGCCGCCTGTGGCAAAAACGCGTTCTCCTTCGTATACGCGTAATTCCCGTTCACGTACACCATTAAATCTGGCCGCATCGCGTCCATGTTCTTTGCTGTAATCACAATGTGCGTCCACACACCTTTCGGTATAGCCCCGTTGATCTTGATCTGTACGACGCGCAAGGAGGAGTCCCAGACCTCGTACAAGAGCGTCGCCCGCGTTCGGGGCGCATTCGGATCTGCCTTCGGCTGAACCCGCGTCTGAAGCTGCGTCGCCTTCGCTGGATCCGGATACACCTCCGGGCCCGTGCAGACATACTCGTCCACATTCGCCGCCGAGATCCGATATAGATCCTCCGCCCGCAACTCCGGGCAGAACTGCGCCCCACTCCCGGGACCGGGCACAGTCGTTTCCTGACATCCTCCCGGCGGACGAACCGCATTCCCCGCATCCATATCGGGATCACCCTTCCCCAGAATTCCGAGAAAGACATTGTTCTTGCCCGGACCATCTCCGAAATCGAAAATGTGCGCGTTGTTCGTGAATTCATCGAACTTCACCCAGACGGAGAAGGCGCGCACCGAGCGAAGTGAGCCGGCGTTTCCGAGAGAGAGATCACGAGAATCTCCGAGACGGACGAATTGATCGACCCCGTTAAAGTGTAGACCCGCCGCCACGGTGGGGCGAGGAATTTCCGACACGGCCGCCCCGCCCGCTACCTGTAGAATCGTCCCGCCCTTCATATAGTCGATCATATCATCGCGCAAACGTAGCCACATACGACAGTCCCTGTAAAAATCCACCAGGGTTTTAATCTCGTCTGGCGGTTCCGTGTCCATCACCTCGAATCCGAAGGAACTCACATCCGGCGAGGCGCACATCGGCAGGAACTCCGAGCCGTTTTTAATGATGCGGCAATAGGCGTGCCGCCCATTTGGAGTGATGATTTTCATGTAGTCGTCGCGACTGAAGACGAAGCCGGGTTTCGTCCTATAGGACACCGTGGAGAGACCCTCTGTACCCGCCAGGGCGCAGGCGAAGAAGATGCTCGACTCCTTTCCACCGGCTGGAAAGACCATGCGACAGTAGTCGTTCATGGCGCCGATACCCTGTACGTCCGTGTAGCCGGAATAATAGCGTTTATCCGCCACGTATTCTGTCGTCGCCTCCTTCATTGGTCCGATATCGGACCGCCGTTTAAAGGCCTGGGCGAACATGCTATTACTCGGAGATAGGTCTATCAATTCCGCTGGCTTCACGCCCTGTTCCTTTAGGTTTATCCATTGAAATCCTTCCATAACCCTCTCCGGAGCAATCAGTTCCAGACATAGGAAACTCAATAAGACTATAAGTGTAAGCCATAAGGTCTTCACCATCTTCCTAACTTCGGCTGTGTTTTTATCGGAAAGAAAAACGTGTGATTCAGAAGGAAATGGAGGGCGGGTCAGAAATAGGAGCAGGGACGTACGGTTGCGTATACGACCAACCCCTTCGTATTATTTCGCCAGAAGATGGGAGTTGTGTAAAGTATCCGACCACAAGGGGTGTCGTCGCCAAAATAACAGAGTCCGAGGAGGCGGCGAATGAGATCGACGCCGCCAAAGTGATTTCCGAGATTCCCAACTATAGGGCCTACTTTTCCGTGCCCGATCTAGAGAGCATAGAAAGGCCCTGTGCGCTAAAAGATCAGACGGACGAGCCGGATATAAAGGACTGCCCCATCGTCAAAATGAAATCCATGTCACACATGATACATTTCACGCTGCCATACGCTGGGAGGGGTTTAACGAAACACTTTTCCGTATTCTTGAAGGAAAATAAGCTCATGCCGGTCGAGAAAATCATCACGCACCTTTTGGAGGGGGCGGCGCAACTCGCCCTGCATAACTACGTGCATTTTGACGTTCACAGAGGGAACATTCTCTTTGATGACGAGACGAGCATGCCGCGTATTATTGATTTCGGGTTCAGTTTTTCGGCCAGAAATATAACGGCGGAGACGGTGAAAACTCGGTGGAAAGTCTATACACCGAGTTTTCCCTATGAACCTCCGGAAATTACGGTTGCCACGGGATTCCGTAAACAGATCTCTTTGGATACGATTCTTGGTGATTTAATACAGGAACGATCGCTAATCAAGACGTGTCAATTCTTGTTGCAGATGCCTATGACGGCACAGAAGGAGTCATTCCGCCGATTCTGGAACAACTCGAAGTGCATTCAACAGAGGGACTGGGTCGGCCTCTACAAATATTATTGGCCGGGATTCGATGCGTGGAGTTTCGGGGCGATTCTTCTCGAGATGTATATGAAATTCGCGAACGGATCTGCGTATACGGATGAGCCTGGGTGGCTGGCTCTCGCATCTAAAATTCGCGAAGTGTTGCGCGGCCTACTGAAAATGAACCCTGTGAAGCGTATAGATTGCGTGGAGGCGCTCTTCATGTTCAACCCGGAAAGTCCAGTTTTGAAGACGGAGGCGGCCAAGAAATGGATGCAGGATCGGGAGCGTATGCGGCAGTAATTAACGCCGTGAACTCCGTTAACTCCGTGAACGCCGTGAACGTCGTGTCTGTTTAGTCCTATAACCGCCCCCTGCCGTCGTCTTCAGAAACAGCGGCCGATTGCGAGGGACGCACATGTAGCTACAGAACACATCGTAGTTCAGATTATTTTTATTCAAGGCCCTATAGTTATAATAGGCGAGTTTGGGATCCCATATAAGGTGGTTAAGGGCATCAACGTTCGTGACGTCCATCATACCCGGCTTATGTGACCAGAAACCGTTGGAATCCTGCCGAAGAAAATGGTAGTCGTCGCTCTCGTCAATGATGATCGCGATCTTAGACGTATTCGACGGACATTTGGACGTGAAATCACTCATGACAATCCACGGATTATCTCCTATCACACGCGCAATGAGATTTGGGCACGTTTTAGGATTCGCGTTGGAAAATTCCCGATAGCCCGCAGCCTCGCCCGGTTGGTGAAAGGGGATGTCGCATTTCTTATCCTTACACCGGCGGAGCTGTTTCTTGTCGAGAACATTCATCGTGTAGGCGAAACAATTGTGCGTTCGTTTGAACCTCGTATTCAGATTCCAGCGTCCAGGTTCATAGTCGGGTTCCGCCCCTGTGAGAGGAGAGACGCGAGGGCACCTGTCTAAATGTGCGGAACAGAATGCCTCTCCATCAAGTGCCGTACGATTGCACGTGGCGAGGCATTGGCACTGGTTCGGGCCAGCCGTTTCGTGGAAATATGTTCCTTGTTTATTTTTTCTACCTAGACGCCTAGGCAGACGCCTAGTTTTTCCATGTGCCATGACTGGAAACCCTGATTAGAGGAGAGATAAAAATTGAAGGGTCACTAGCCTCTACAGCTAATACAATGACGTACTCGGCGTGGTCCACCGCATACATAACCGATCCTCTTGGGCAGAACCGATGCTACGTTTCGGAAACAGAGTGGCAACGGTTACACGATGAGAACGTGGGAGCTGGGCGCATCTTTGCGCGCCTCGTACTTCACGGAAAAGTTGCCTATTGTTCTCTCGGTGAGCCGATTGTTCGTATAGGTCAGGATCTGGTCACGGAAGGTACGACACCTATTGTGGTGCCTGATTGGGTTCGTGAGCTCCTGTATATAGAGGGTTCGGGTGAATCTGTAGACATCATGTGGCTATCTACCGAGTCGTTTCCGAACGCAACACGAGTGGTCCTACGCTCGCACGATTCTGTCCTACATCATACTGACGTGCGTGAGGAGTTGGAGCGGGCTTTGACGAGTCATGGAGTCGTTGCAGAGGGTGTGACGATTCCTATTGGGCTACAGAGTTTGGACGATTATATGATAAATGTCGACGTGATTCATACGGAGCCGGCGAATGTGGTTCTCTTGGAGGGTGACGAGATCGTGTTTGAATTCGAGGAGGCGCTTGATTCTGTGCCTGTTGCTACCCCAGAGCCTCCTGTTGCTTCCCTACCGCAATCGCTAGAATCCCCCCTCTTACCGCCACCGGCAAATACGCCATTTACACCCGGACAGGGGCAGCGTCTGGGTGGTACGTATCACCCCCCTCTCCCCGATGGACGTCCATGGAATCCTTGGCGGGTCTAAGGCTCTCAACCCAATACACAGCAGATGTATTCCCCCGAGGGTGATCTTAGGCAGTCATACGGAGGACCCGATTCCACCGAAATAGCCGTGGGCACCGAGCGTATTCTGAGAACGATGCAATCGGGCCAGCCCTTTTTTATTGGACGAAATGGGAGCACGGAGCAGGCCGCCCTCAGTTTCTGGTTCACTCTTCGCAAATCGGGCAGGACGTGGCCTAGCGATATACGCAGAAACCTCTATATCGGCGCCGGAATCTGGCCGCCCACCGACGAGTCTCTAGATAAGTGGGCCCAGGAATACATGTCCGTTCTAGGACTCGTCGACGGTCTTGCGGCAGGGTGGTACAGACCTTTCGCGAATGCCGAGAGCGTCTTGCTCAACTACGCCGCCCCCAAGGCATTTCGGACGCCGCTGAGATCCCTGGAGACATATTATACTCTTCCGGAATTCCGTTGGACGCGCCATTTAGCGAATAAGAAGGTGGCGGTCGTCACGAGCTTCTCCAAGACGGTCGCGGAACAAACGAGCTCCCCTGACCGCATCTACTCGATCTGGAAGAGTCTCAAAGAGCCCGGTAGCATTCTGCCGCTGACGACGACGTGGATTCCGATCCGCACCCACTTTCATCCGGAAGTCGCCATGGGAGATTCTACGGAGTGGCCGGCAGAAATCAATAACTGGGATGAGGCCGCGAACTATATTGTAGAGGGCGTGAAGGCGTCGGGGGCCACCGTGGCCCTTATTGGTTGTGGAGGACTCGGAATGATTATTGGAGGACGTCTGCGGCAGCTCGGAATCAGTGTGGTCGTAATGGGTGGGGCCGTACAAGTCCTCTTCGGAATCAAGGGGCGGCGCTGGGAAACACACGATGTCATCTCCAAATTCTGGAGCGAATCGTGGGTCTGGCCGAGCGAGTCAGAGACTCCTCGCGGCTCTTTCAAGATAGAGGGGGGCTGCTACTGGAGTTTGGGGGGCTCCGCGCCGTCCACTACTCCGCGATAATCTAATGAAATACTATGCGGATTCAGATTGTCTCCGATCTTCATCTTGAAACTCGCGAGAAAACCACATTTGAAACGTTTCTGGAGAATAAATTGACGGATACGCTGGCCCTTTTAGGAGATATTTGTCCCATGGGTCATCCGAACCTACGGAAATTCATAGAGTGGTGTTCGGAGCGTTGGAAGACGGTGCTTTATGTTCCGGGAAAGTCCGAATGCTTTTCGGAGCCGTTTACAAACGTGGAAGCGTCGATCGCGAGGCTCCGTTCCATCTGTAAGCCGTATCCGAACGTCCACGTACTGTTTCGAGAGGCCTTTTATAGTGAGGACGGGGTTCTCGTACTCGGCTGCCCTTTCTGGAGTTTTTCTCCGAAGGCGGAGAAATTCGTTCAGAAGCTGCATCGGGAAGATTTGGACTGGATTAAGACCATGACGAAGCAGTACACGAATAGGTGTCTTGTACTCACGCATTTTGGGCCGGTCGAGTGGGTTCAGCACGAACACGGGCCGGAAGATCCGACGGCTGCGCCCATTTTCACGGAGACGGAATTGCTTCTACGAGAACCAATTGTCGTCTGGGCCTTCGGCCATTGTCATTCGTATATTGAATATGTGAAGACGTGGAGTGTCGCGGGAGGAATTCCGCAGACGGTGCTTCTGGCGTGTAATGGTATGGGGCCGCCGCGGGGCCCGCTGTCTAGACCGCAGCTGGAAGATTTCCGACGGGATGCTATTATACGGATTATAGGGCGCTAACGGCATGTGCCAAAGTTAGGTACACCCTCGGGGTGTACCTAACTTAGCCTACATGCCTACAGTAGTGATGTAGGCATAATATAAGTACCCCCTTTAGGGGGTACTTAACTTCAGCACATCACGGTACATCACGGTAACGGCATGTGCCAAATTTAAGTCCTCAAAATGGCAGAACGAATATCCCGATCAAACGTCCGCTCGAATCCTTGAATGGCCTTCAAAAAATTCGGCCCCGGGCGAAATGCTATCGGCCGCCGCTCGCGTATGTAGGAAATAGCCTGATCCGTTTTCATGTTCTTTGTGGCAATAAGGAACATGGCAACGACGGCAGCAGAACGCTGCATTCCTGCCGCACAGTGTACGAGAATCGGACCCTGCCTGTACTCATGTATGACCTTGTAGACGACCTCAAAGGACATCAGTTCCATATTGCGAATTTCCTCATCCTGCAAATTATCGTCCACCGGAAGACGGTATTTCCGTTTGACAGAGTGGACGAACGGCAGATTTTTCGTGCAATTGAAGACGGCGCCGATACCCTTTTCTTGGAGGAATTCCAGATCTTGCGATGCGTTCGCATTTCCGAGCCAGAGCCCGGGCAGAATTTCATTTGCCGGATCGGGTACAGGTGGCATTCTATATTAGGTTTCCCGCGGATTTATGGCCCTTTGGACGCTCCTGCCGGCACATCCGTAACGGCATTCCAGAAGTCTCTCGGAAACTCTTTGGACTCCCCGTCATGCCACTTTTCGCTCTCGGGCCTCCCGATCATCTTATAAAAGGGATTGAAGTCCTTCGCGGAGTCTGAGTCGTGGAGATACTTCGTCATCAGAGAATATCCGGTCTCATATTCAAGTGGAATAATATCCAAAAAGGCGTGATTGGAGTCGCCCCAGCTCTTTCCTTCATAGAGACCGTGTAGCTTATCATAATGCAGTCTCGGAAAGTGGAAGATCGTATCGGTTATCATTGGATTCCCATCGGGCGTCCGCATATTCAGGGACCACATGACGAACGGAAACTGGATCGTATCCGTGTTCGGATTGTATTCCTCTATGAACTTCTCTTTCAGAAAAAGGTCGATACGCAGCACCATTAGCGCGTCGTACGTATTCAACGTGGCGCCCAACATCTCTATCGAGTCCTTGATGAGTGCTCTCTGTGTGGCGAACTTCGACGTATGGAATCGGGAACCCTTTACATTCTCACCATACCAGCTGATTAGATCGTTGTCGTACTGTGTCTTATAGGTGTCGATGTAGATGTCGACATCGTAGCCAGATGATTCAATGCTGCGGATGAGCTCTACATGGGTCATACAGGCGCTCTTCTGTTCGTCATAGGCCTCGGACACACCGTCATTCCTGTTATGTTGATGGCCCTTTCTAAATGCCTCGCCGCGAATAATGAGGGCGAAGCGTTTTTTGATGCTAGGGGGAGCGGTACTTTCTTGGAATCCCTCTTGGACCTTTGAACGGAAGTACCATAAAAGTAAAAGGCATACGATGAATAATATAATATGCGAAGAACGAATCTTCTTCATATTATATTATGTGATTTTTCGCTAGTCGTTATTAACTAGTCGTTACCGACTAGTCGAAATCGCCTCGTTGTTACCGCCTAGTCGCAATCGCCCAGTCATTGCCAACTAGTCGTCCTTAATAAACGTCTGTGTAATCACCATCAGATTCTTCAAATGATATCCAAGCGCCGCGAAACCCGCCATCAGAAGAAGTTCGTAAGCCGGACGTCCCGTTTTCTTTCCGTAATACCCGATCCATATGAGAAGAGGGCCAATAAGAAGCGCGTGGAATACATTAATCCAGGCCGACGCCGACTTCGCCCAGATCCGAATCATCCCTTTTATTCCGTGATAGACCAGTATGAGAATACCTAGACCGAATACCAGGTGATAGAGCCACTCTGGAGTCGCCGCCCGTTGAAATCCCACAAAAAGAAACAGAGGAACCACACCGATTATATGAAACACGGCGAGTATTAGATGAGGATCCATATCTGCTAATGCTTGCGCAAAAGATGCGCGCTCAGCTGACGTACGGTGGCGGCGGCGTGCTCTACGGCCCCCTCGGACCAACATTGGCGAGTACTGAAGGACTCGCCGCAGACGAACCATCCAGGCCGCTCCTTAGGAAACGGATGAATGGCCCGACGACTTTCCACATAAGGATCATAGGGTCCAGGGAGCCAGTAAGTGACGCCCTTCGGCCACGGATAGGCCTTGACAAACAAGGGATCCGGAATAGTACGATCCCCGAACAATTTCCGAAGATCCTCCATGAGCCTCTTTCCGAGTTTCTCCTCACCGCCATCTTCATCCAAAATACGGATGAAGGGTTCCGCGTCCTCCGAGTCCGTATAAGATATTTGCACGGACCCATTCCCGACATCCTGGGGAATGAGATAACGCAGGGACTGCGGCGTGACAATCTTCGGCAGATCGGCGAACCACTGTTTACCGTCTTTGCCGGGAGGAAAGGCAGCGAAGACGCGCAGAAGGGGTCTCATCGTAAGATGGCGGAGAACGTCCCATTTCCGGAAGGGGTCCAGCTGCTTCAGGGCCTCCGACGGGAGTGCGAAGACCATCGTCGGGGCCTCCAGAACCACATCCGGACGACTCTCTCCTTCTGAGGGCGCCCCCTTCTTGAATACGGCCTTCGTATTCTCGCGCATTTCCACGAGTTCGTGTTGGACGAGGAGCGTCCCGCCCCGCTTTTCGAAGTCTGCACGCATTCTCGCAACGAGTTCGGACAGACCCTCCTTGCACACCACGTACTTCTCTTCTGGACCGAATTCTCCTCGGAAGACGGGTAAGCCCAAATCGGCGCGCATCGTATTAAACTCGGCGCGATACGGATAACGATCCAGAAACGCCGCCAAGTCCACCGGCTTCACGAACTGTTTGAGAAGTCCACGAATCGTGCTCGTGGCGAGCACAGACGCAGGAAGCCCCTCTAACGGTTCCAAATAGATCGCGCGACACTCGTCGAACAGCGTCGGCTCCAATGGGTACGCCCCGGACTCCTTGTAGAGCTGTTTACCTGATATAGGCACCGGCGTCAGCTTGTACTTTTTCATGAGGTGCATCATGACGGCGTGCTTTGTAGATATACGTGCCCCACCCTCTTCCCATTGATAAGAGACGCCATTCACGGTTCCCTTATACGTGAATAGGCGGCCGCCGATGAACTTGTATTTGTCGACAAGACAGACCCTCTTTTTTGGAAACTTTTTTATGAGTTCTAAGGCGGCGTAGAGCCCCGCGATTCCAGCACCTATGATTATAATATCATAGGTGTTTGAATCCATTTATTTATACGCCAGAAAATCACTTTGTGCCTGAGTCAAGCAGCGTGCGAATATTCGCGATGATCGCCTCTGTATTGCTAGCAGTGAACTTGCCCAGAATCGTCTTGTTCTTGATGATGAGAAAGGTCGGAATACTGCTCACGTTGCAGTAGCCGGGTGTGTAATCGTTCTGATCCACGTCGCACTTCAGCCAGTTCACATCGGGAAGCTCGGCCTCCAGCTCGGCAGTGCGCACGGACCGGCAGGGACCGCACCACGTTGCGCTGAAATACACGACGGTCACCGGGGGCAGAGGAAGGCTCTTGTCCTCTGGCTCGGCCCTGCCGATAAGCACCTCGAACTCCTCTTGGTTCATAAGGAACTTCATTATAATTCGTACTATGCTCTATTGTTTAGACCGTAGAACCCCGAGAGAGATTCCCGCGAATGCGATGAAACCCATCACGTAGAGAACGATATTATTCTCGCTTGACTCCTTTGCTCCGCCGGTCTGGATCTTGTCGATGATCTGGGATAGGGGGGGAAGGCCTGTCGGTGCGCCGCCGACGAGCTTCGCGGCGCCAACGAGGCTGGCTGGTGAGCCGCCCAAGAACGATCCGAGCATGGATAGGGTACCGAATCCAGCAGTACCGGCGCCGATCCATGAGATCGCGCTACCAACCTGTGTTCCTACTTCACCGGGAAATATGGCCGAAATATATTGACCGCCTACCCCTAATGATCCACCTATCATTGTTACGAGAGCCATGTTGAATAGGAATGTTGGTGCCTCCTTAATCGTCGTATCAGCGGCAGCCGCAGCAACGCCGGTAGCAGCAGCAGCAGCAGTGGCATTAGCGCGCGCGTTCGTGGAATTGAGCGCGCCGCCGCCAGGAGTCTCTGATGTCCCGCCTGTTCCCGGTATAATAGTCTCATTAAAGTCAATCGGAGATCTAAATCCATTTGATTCGAAATAGGTCTTATCTAAGGCCTGCAGTATATCAAAAAAATACCATGGACCTCCTGCTATTCTGGCAAACCAAAGTAGCCAACCTTGATAATGAAAAATAAAGGGGAGGTATGGGAGCATTAGTACCGTGAGTAAATAGCTCAATGATACTGATACGAATTTCAGAAATCCCAACTCGTATTGTCCGACTGCGTAATGGTTTATACCGGTTTGTCCTAAAGGTGGTACAACGGCCATTAGTAAGAGTGCGATCCATGCAGGGTTGCCATAGACATTTTTTCCGGTTAAAGAAAACTGTGCTAAAGCTGCCAATCTAGTTTTTATTACAGCCAAAGAATCCATTATTACTATCTACAAATATGTTTATATCTTGAATACAAGTCCGCCGAAACCGTTCACCACGCGCAGAATATTGTGATTCGTCGCGTATACGCGAATACTGGCATTTCCGCGCGCAGGAACGTAGCGTGGATCGGTCGTCGGCATGGGAGCACCGGAAGGCAGCGTGAGAGGAGGATCCGACCGAAGCGCGATCTGTAGATTTATGGAGTCAATCCGGCTCGCATTCAACGAACCGGACGGCTGTAATTCTTCCGGGCGAAGAGAGAACGAATAGCAATAAATGAACGTGTCTGTCGGAACGTTCGTGTGGTACTGGTACGGCTGGACGAGTCGGAAATATCCCCCGTCCCGCACTTCGAAGCGATCGTAGCCGTCCAACTGCAGAATAGCCTGTTGTAACATCATGATACTTTCATTCCCCACCTCATTCGTTGATACCGCGGAGAAGTTGAACCACTCGTTCCAGGACGCCATACAGTCGCGTTGTATGACCCACAGGAGCTCTCGGAGAGGATGGTTGAAGTCGAGCGAAACCGTGGACGTCGTCGTCTTATCCGGAATACTCACCTTGGGCGTATACTGAATCTGCTCGATCAGATACTCGTGTGAATTCGAGACGAATCGTCGCCGCTCTTCCACATCCAGGTTCACATAGTCTCCGTACATACGAAGGTCGGTAATATGATTTGTCACGATGGGGGGCGGGTTCGCACAGGCCCCGGTGGTATCACAGACATCACCGTACTTCACGATCAATTGCGAGAGGGGTCGGAATTTTATGTTGATGCGAATGGGGTGGTACTGTAGGGCCAGGAGAGGGAGATATAATCCCGGATTCTTATTGAACCAGAACTGGAGAGGAATATAGAGCTTCACGGCCCCATATTGATAACTCGATCCGCCAATAGAAACGGAATTCTCCGCCACAGGCTGTGTATTGGGAGGAGGCACGCCGTTCGCATAGTTATAGACCATGTCGTTAAACCCGTTTTGAATGCCAGGTGACGTCGATAATTTCGACCAGATATGCATCCATTCCCCGGTCTGTTTGTCGATTTCCTGTTCTCCGATTTCAACGGACACCTCTTCGATAATTGCGTGGCCGAGATTGCTTATATAGGTGGCCGTATCATTCGTGCTATCAATATTAACGGGGGCCGTGTTTCTGCCGAGTTTCACTTGTACGCCACTTTCGGATGTGAGCTGGTACTTGATTTGCGGAAGTGTTATTTCCAGCATAAGAGGGCCGAGCAGATCTCCCCGCTTCGGAATGACACATGTGAGTCGCTTTCCAAAATCGGGCGTGCCGTCAAAATAGATGGCCTGCGACTCTATGGAGAAATTCGTGTAGCGCCGGTAGACCATTTTGAACCATGTGACCTGGGGATTTCCCGTGAGAAATACGTCCTGTTTTCCTTGAGCGACTAGCTGTAATAGTCCACCACCCAAGGTCATTCTACACCTGTCTATTACTTATTTTATAAAAGCTGGCGCATTAACCCCGAATAAAAAACAAATAATAAGAAGGACATGTCTGATACGAATCAAACAATAAATTTGTTTTCGCAACTCGTGTATACGATCGATTCCAATACACAGTTGCCGATTTCGTCCGGATCGATTCAGGCCGCCGACGGGTCCGGTCTACGAGTCTGGAATTCCGTCTTTGACGTTATAAGTACACAAGGTGGCCTGGAGAATTTCCCACTGGAGTACCTCCCCTCTACGATCCAGGCCCTATCGAATTCTTCGGGGACAGGACCTACGGGCGCCGCTGCGGGCCTATTCACGTGGGTCACGAATGGACTGGTCACTATTAATGGGTCGACGGCCTCCAAGAGCTTAACTGCCATACAGGCATGGGACGCGAATGCCTACTCCGTAGAGGGCTATCGCCAGGGCGCCTTCATCACCTTTCAGACGGCACAGACAGCGAGCTCCTGCTCGGCAGGATTCAGTGAGAATCCCGCTGCCGCCACGTCCTACTCCAATATACAATTCGGCTACCTGTGCGGGGCGGCGAGCGACCTCTACGTCGTCCAGAGCGGCGTGAATGTGAGTAGCGTCGGGACCTATACGAGCTCCACGCAACTCGGCATACAATACGACGGACACACAGTGATTTATTACAAGGATACGACGCCGATCTATAGTACTCTTCGGGGCTACGGCGCCCCCCTCTATTTGGACGTATCGATACGTGATCCTGGGGCGACGGTCCGCAATATCCATTTTGCCCCTCTCGGTGGTATTGGGCCCACGGGCATTGATGGCGTCACGGGTCCTACGGGGTTTACGGGTCCAACTGGCCCGACAGGGGCAACGGGCGCCTCCGGAGTAACGGGTCCAACGGGGCGTACAGGTCCTACGGGTAATACCGGGCCTACAGGACGAACGGGGGCTACAGGTGTCACAGGACCTACCGGCTATCTAGGAGAAACGGGGGCCGTAGGCCCTACAGGAGCAACAGGGCCGTCCATGAATGCTTCCACCTATATTTTAGGGAGTGTAACATACACGAACCCGACCTCGGGCCGGATATCCGTGAATAATGCTGATCTCACGAGCATCACAAGTATCAAGGTCAACTCGGTAGACTCGTTTGGTGTGAATAAGGGCGGCTTTTTCTCCCGTATCGGGGCAGGAAGTATATTACACCTCGTGAATACGGCCACTCTCGTCGAACACATTTTTTCGATTGAGACTGTGGGCAACTATTTTTCCTATTGGAATTTCGACCTGACGTTTTTGTCAGGAGACGTCTCGACTCCCGCATTGAACTCCGTATACATGATATCATTTGACACAATTGGTGCCGATGGTCCTATAGGTCCCACTGGCTACACGGGAAGACAGGGTCCTACTGGATGGACCGGCCTTCCGGGAACGGCGACGAATACAGGTGCAACGGGCCCTACTGGTTTCACAGGCGACACAGGTCCTACAGGTCTTATAGGGGCAACCGGACTAACGGGCTCGACAGGTTGGACGGGCCCTACTGGAATCACAGGGCCAACAGGTCGGACCGGATGGACGGGGTGGACGGGTGCGACGGGGTTAACAGGTAGGACTGGACCAACTGGTCCGACAGGCCCCCTCTATTTCGGAAATACTCTACCGACGGCGTCGTATTCTTTAGCGACAAGCCAACAGGTCTTTTCGGGGACAACGGCGACGATCCTATTTGATACCTTTAATGCGACGTATTCAAATGGATCCATCTCGTCCACGTATAATACGGGCGCCGGAACGCTGACAAACGGCACATTAGATACCCTGTCGTATTTGATAACGGGTACAGTAGTTTCCACTGTAGCAGGGGCGCAACTTATAGAAATATACCGGAATGGGTCGGCTACGCCGTACTATTTCCCATTTACGACGACGGTCGGTAGCATCTCGTGCAAATTCAGTTGTGTTATTGTTTCTCAGGCAGCGGATGTGATTACTGTGAAAATTCTGAATGATGTGGGTGGCGACACCTATATCTCCGGATCAGTCACATTTACGCAACTGGATTATGTGCTTGGGCCAACGGGCGACACGGGGCACACGGGCGACACGGGTGATACGGGTTACACGGGAGACACGGGTCACACAGGAGACACAGGATTCACGGGGCCTACAGGTCCTACAGGGGGCATTGGGGCCACAGGGCCGAAGGGCGATGCGACGAATACGGGTGCGACGGGCTTTACAGGTTGGACGGGGCCCACAGGTTGGACGGGGCCAACGGGGACTACCGGTGCTACGGGGCCTACCGGCGCAACAGGGCCTACCGGTATGCCAGGGGAAGCCACAAATACGGGTGCGACGGGCGTAACAGGACCTACAGGGTTCACGGGCTCAACAGGGTCCACCGGTCCTACGGGCAGAGACGGCACGGCCACAATGACTGGCGCAACCGGCCCCATAGGTTCCACGGGGCCGACAGGGCCGAGTGGTTCTATCGGGCCTACCGGTATACCAGGCATTGCGACGAATACGGGTGCGACGGGCTTTACAGGGTGGACGGGGCCAACAGGAGTAACTGGACTTACGGGGCCGACAGGTTCCATAGGGTTCACGGGCTCAACAGGACCAACGGGGAGAATAGGACCAGCGGGTGTTACAGGGCCTTTCGGATTCACGGGCTGGACGGGCTATACGGGTCCTACAGGTGTCACGGGCAATACGGGTACCACAGGCTATACAGGTTGGACGGGCTGGACGGGGGCAACCGGCGTCACAGGGGATACCGGGCCCATAGGACCAACTGGGTCAACAGGGCCAACGGGTAATACGGGACCAACGGGCTTCACAGGGCCAACGGGTAATACGGGCTTCACAGGACCAACCGGTATTCCTGGAACGGCGACCATGACCGGCGCAACTGGACCCACCGGGCCAACAGGTATGACCGGCCCCATAACCTATTACATATTTGACGGCGGGGTGCCGTCGACGTCCTATGCGGATGGGCCGGCTTTCAACTGCGGCGGGGCGGGAATCACAGGGAATACGGGGCCTTCGGGTGCCTACAATGGTGCGAATATCGTCCTGCAACTTCGGCACGCCGTGGCGAACGAATGGTCGACCGTCAATCCCGTTTTGGCCGTAGGCGAGCTGGGATATGAGACGAACTCCGGACAATTCAAGATCGGTATAGGCAGCACCGGATGGAATTCACTTGCCTACGGTGGTCTCAACGGTCCTACAGGGAATACCGGCCCGACAGGAATGACTGGGCCTGTGCCGACGAATGTGAATTCTTTGACTGTCAATGGAACTCTGGCCGTCCAACAAATTCAGGAATACTCGAGCGCAATTACGGGAGCCTCAGGTATCGTCACGCATAACTGGCTTACGGGCGGCATCTTTTATCACACAGGGATTGTCGCAAACTTCACCTGTAATATAACAAATCTCCCGACAACTTCCAATAGGAGTTACGTGGTCGTTCTCATTTTGCAGCAGGGCGCTTCAGCCTACTATGCGAGCGTGGTGCAGATTGGGGGTGTGTCCCAGAGCGTGAAATGGCCGAATGGATTCATTTCGCCCGTGAATGCGAACAAGACGGAAGTGCAGTCGCTCACACTCTATTATAC